AAGAAAATCCATAAGAAAACTACAAGAAGGACTACCCACAATAGCAACTTCATTGAGTTGCTCTACTATTGATGGAGGGAGAATATGTTCCCGGCCCTTGAACTCGCGGCACTCCTCGTCGAAGCACCGCTGGGACACACGGCCTGACCGTATAGAAAACCATACGTGGTTGGACTTGTGTTCCTTTTGGAGCCTTTCACAGTACTTGGAGTCGCTCTGAGCGAACCAGCCGTCGTGGTCGTGTCTCTGAACCTTTTTGATGTGCGTACGGCTCTGACCCTCGAGGACGCGCCGGATGTACTCTTCGAGAGGTCCGTTATTCTCAAGAACCTCCTGGTCCCGATTCTCTTCGTCATCTGTACGGACGGCAAAGAGGGCCAATGTTTCGACGTTGGGCTCCTTGGCAAACACGTGGCCGTCCAGGTCCTTCCATGGGACATAAGGGTCGCCTGTGGGTTTCTTGTGGGACCAGAGCATACGAAGTCCCGAGCCCCCATAGACTGACGCGTCGATGATGCGGTCCCAGTCAAAGGCAAAATACTCGGTCAGTTTCAAAATAATTTTAGTCCGAAATTGAAGAGCCTGATTTCTTGTGACCACAAGATCCGGCCAGTGGACGTGGACCCCTGATTTGATGAGACCCTCACTGACGGGTCTGGGACGGGCCTTGGCGATGAGACACCTGGATGAGGTTTCCAAGGCGCTGTGAATTATGGAACAAAATTGAAAAAGGTCTTCATCGGTCAGTTTGTCTTGGGACTTGTAGTCGAGGTCCACGAAAAACTTGAAACGTTCAGTCTTTTGTTCGACGACGTACAATTTTGCACCTGATTTAATCGCATCCACACAAGCCCCGTAAAATTCTAGGGTTTCCTCTGTGGGTACGGAAAGGATACCTCCTGACATGAGGAGGTGGGTGGCTGGACCATTAGGGACCCTCCACCGGTCTATTGACATTAGCAATTTAGAGACTAAATTCTCTAATAGTTACTTCCAATCACGAGCCGCTTCGCGTCTCGGTCTCACGACTCATCCTCACTCGATGAATCGAGGAGCCAAGAGAGGATATGCTTCTGACGTGGCGGCTTTTTTGGAGGCTCTTGTTCTTTAGGAGCCTCTTGGACCTTGGCCGCCTCTTCGGCTGCCTGCTCGAGTTTCTCAATTTCATAACATAATTTGCGAAGGGACATGTCCTGCGCAAGTTTTGCTGGGTCCTCACCCTGACCACGCATAGTGGCGAGGATGGTGGCAAACTCGAGTTTGGAGCGGGTCATTTCTAGTAAGTGCGTAGCACTTATTTACGAGGGCCGCGACGCGGCCCTGGCTGAGAGGTTTGGAAGGTCCCGATGCGCGGCGGCCTACAGTCGCTACGCGACTGGTGTCTCTTCAAACTCTAAGGTTAAAAGGCGTCTTTGGATTCGCAAGAGCCTGCTGAAATTCAGGGTTTCCTAAGACGTGCTTACGTATCATCGGCCAAAGGTTTGGTAATTTTGAAATAGAATCAAGCGTCTCAAATTTACAGTCGTCATTCTCGTCATAGTTTTTGCGGAACGGCACGGAGTTGTCCTCCATCTTGGTCTTTTCTTCCGTGAATCTTTTTACGATGTGTTTCTGTTCTAGAGTCGTCATTGGGGTACTGAAGACGTAGACGTGGTAATGGTTGAGGACGTCCACACCATCCTCCACGTCCCGAGCCTCTGGGGTATCGGTCGAAAACTTGAAGTAGGCGTAGGTGCCTCTCTTCAGGTTTATGATTCCGCGTGTTTCTTCTTCGAGTTCACGAACGGCACACCGAAGTGGGTTGTAAATCTCGCGTCGGCGACACCCGCCTGTGACAAAGGTCCATTCACGGTACCTTCTGTCGTGCACGATGAGAAAGTGGGGAACTTCATTCACGATGCTGACGGGTATTGCGATTGCTTTGTGCCTCTCGCGAGGGCCTCGGGGACTTGACATCCTCCTCTGATATTTCTGGGTCAAAAAAGTCACGGAGATTTCCCGTGGTCGGGCTGTAAGTAATCAAAAACAGTAGGCCTATGAGGAGGACCCAGTGCCAGAGCTGCATTGAGACCAAGACGTAGTCTTGTGATTATGTATTTTTTAAAAAACTGCAAAAACGCTACTCAGTTGGCGTACAGTACGCTCGCGAGACCGTTCTGGATGCGCAGCACGTTGTACGACACGGCGTACAGGTACGTGCTCTTGATGAGTGCACCGATGGTGATGGTTGGTGGCACGACGATGCGGTACGTGTCCAGACGGGAGAAGTTGAGGGTACCGGTGGGCTGGAGCTTGGAGGTGTCCAGGCAGTAGCTGATGATACCCACGTTGGCGGTGCCAGAGTTGACACCGTTGGGAATGTACCCGAATGGAGTGTTGAAGTACTGGGGAAGGTCCACAAAGGCGGGCAGGTGGCGGAACTCGCCAACGTCCACGCCGTTCACCTGGGTCTTGAGCATGTGGTCCTTGACCAGAGCCGAGTTGGCACCGTCGGATGCGTAGGTCGAGGCGTAGTTGTTGCTGGTGAACGCCAGGAACTTGACGGGCTGGGCCAGAGCCAGCTCCTGCATGGTCTGGGAGCCCAGAACGATAGTGCGCTGGACCTGGGTGATCAGCATGTCGTGGGGGGTGTTGGCGAAGAAATCACGCTCAGCCTGGTCCAGGTAGGTGAAGTTGGCCCAGCAGATGTACTGGAGGTTGCTGTAGTTGGTGGCGTTGGCAGCAGCATTGAAACCGGTCGCCGAGCCCAGACCCGAAGCCCAGGTGATGCGCAGCTCCACGTCGTGGAACTGGAGCGCCACAAGGGGCAGGGACACGGACCAATCCTTGTTGAAGAAGAACTTCAGGGGGTAAAAGGCGTTCAGTGAGTTGGATGGGTTCAGGTTGGTGCCGGTGTTGCCATTCAGCAGACGCTGGCTAAAGTTCTGGGCGCCAGTGACTGGCTCGATGGCGGTCGAGTACACGACGTCCTGGGTGTCGATCACCTGGCCGCCGATCATGAGCTCAATCTTGTCGATAACCTTGGTCCAGTCGACGATGGGGCACATGGAGCCGTTACCGTCACGGGCCGTCAGGTACACGTAGTTGACCAGGTCGCCCTTCTTCTCGAGACGGACGGTGGAGATGCCGCCGGCGATGGGGGCGCCCTGAATCACCTGACGCTCCACCGAGCTGGCGTAGTGGGTGTAACGCCGGTAGTTGGAGCGGAAGAAAGAAACCTCGGGCTTACCAGTCAGCCAAGCGTCCTGAGCACCAGTCGCGACAAGTTGAACGATACCACCGCTCATTTTACAATTGGTCTAGATTATTTTACACCGCGGACAACGGAGGGAGGGCGACCGGATTTTTCTCGAGCTGCTGGATGGCCACGTCGAGGCACTTAGACGATGCCAGAGGGTTGAGCTTGTCCTTCTTCTCCACAAATCTGTAAAATTCTGGACCAAGGTAGTTCTGGAACCGCGCGCCGTTCATGTGAGAAACAGGCACCGGCTTGGACTCTGGACGAAGGTTCGTCATCGCGCCCACCTGGTTGACGGGGTCGTTGCGCACGTTCATCTGACCCGCGTTGCCTGCGCGGTCTGGGTTCGAGCGATTGTCGCTGCTGCGAGTCAGCGCCTTGTCGGTGTACGCACCGCACCCACCCTCGGCATAGGGCTGGTACACGTTGTACTGCGCGGGACCCATTGAAAGGGTGTCATCGCGGGTCGTCTGCTCGTCACGCATGGTCGTACGGGCCGTCTTGAGGAACTCTGGACGGCCTTCGGCACCGGTGATGGCACCGCCCTGACCCTGAGCACGATTACGAGCCGGGTCGCGGTGCCACGCCTTGGTCTCCTTGGCCTGGTGGGTGACCTCACCGATTCCACCGGCTCCGCCATTCTTGACGAAATAGGCGGCGGGTCCGTTACGGCCCTCGAGCGTCGTGAGGCGCTCCTCGTTGATGTTGTTCGGCAAGACGCGGAAGTACTGGTGGAAACCACCCGCGGCGTCCACGTTGGCACCGACGCCCAGACCTGGACCGATACGGCGGCGCTCGATGGGCTGCAGGTTGTTCATCTTGTTTGTCACGTACTGGCGGTTGCTCAGGTCGTAAATGGGTTGACCGAACGGAAAACGGTTCGCATCTGGAGCCATGTCCTGGAGGCTCGGAACCGCCTCCTTGGGCTGAAGACGCCAATCACCGATGCGACGACCGAGGTTGGGGGTCATGACGCGAAGGTCAAAAGCATCCTTGGCGTGATCACGGGCGTTCGCCGCCAGATCGATATCACGACGGGTAATTGGTCTAGTGGTTGGCAGTGGTTTGCGCTCGGCTGACTCTTCTGAGCCATCCGAGAGGCGCTTACCGGCAAACACAAGACCCACAACTGCGGCCAAAGCGAGAGGGTCCATCTATTAGTATTTACGGAGGATTTATTTTACTTCTTTGCGCTGTAGTAACGCTGAACGAAACGGGTGTTCTGATCATCGGCATACGTGCTGATGGGGTCCCACTGCATCGTACGCAGTGGGAGGTTCACGTACGTGTTGGGAAAGTCGTAGGACTGCTCGGACCAGTTCTTCTTCCACGCGGTGGTGGTCTGCTCGCGCAGGTACGAGCCGGTGTCGGCCAGGTCCTCGAGCACGACGGTCGCGGGACCCATGTGAACGTTGGGCTGGAGAATAACGGGAGCCGCGTCAAGACGTGGCATTCTTAATTTTAGTTGCGAAAAAAAGCTTAGCGTCCGTTACCTGCGCGCATCTGTACACGCTCTGGGAAATTAAAGTAGAAATTGTCTGGGTCGCATGCCCGGCCACCCTGGTCCTTGCACATGGGGGCAAACTGCTTTCCATAGGCGGCGGTTGCGAAGGCGTTCTGGTCGTTTGGAATGGTTGTGGAGGCGGTGGTGTAAAAGTTGCGCTCGGCGTCACGAACACGCTCGAAAGGATGGATGGTGCTCCACGCCGCCTGGACTTCACCGCGGACGCTTGGGTACCACGCCGCCCCTGGCCGGTCTGGATTCTCCGTGTAGTCGCTCAGAAGCACGTTGGCCATTGGATTGTCGAGCGTGGGCATCGTCACCTCGTCGCGCAAGAGGCTCGAGGCCCGGTCGTCGGCGTAGGCTGGGCGAAGACGGCCGTCCATAATGAGGTTCGAGGACCACATGTAATAAAGGACGCCGAGGGCCAGCGCGCCAAGGGCAAACACGCGTGGGTCGCGGTTGATGAGATAGACGACGATGGTGGCGTACAGGATAAAGCGGGTCGTCGAGGCGACGCGCTGCTTGGCCGACTGACGCGCGGTTGGCCAAAAGTTCATGAGTTCACTCGTCTTGAAAATATCTTTCACGTCCATTCTGATACTTACTTA